TCCTCAACTAGCCTGAGTAAATCAAATGCTCTAAAAGACATATGTTACTCCTTCTATTCGTATTCAGATGATTGGTAGCTTGGTGGATTATTAAATCTATCTCTTCTAAAAGACCCTTGTATTCGGTCAGTATTTTCTCTGACAGCATCTACTCTACTCTTAGTAATGCCTCCAGCTACTACTCCTACAGAAGCACCTAAGATCTTACCTTGGTATTCTAGTGTATCTGCTAGACTTAAATAGTGTCTAGATAGATCAGAATAATCAGCCTTTAAAGCCCCACTTAACTCTGTGTTGACTTTCCTAGAGTACTTAGCCGCTATAGATCTACATAACATAGAGCCAGCTTTGTATACGTTATTATTAGCTTGAGCTACAGCAAATGAAACCTCTTCATCTTGCACTTGTTTATCATTTAAGTCTGTATCACCAACCAACAACCTAGTAGCATTTAATCTGCCTATTGCGTCAGTTGTATTTAGATTTCCTTCGTCATAACTCCAAGCCATTAGTCGTTCTCCAACTCTCCATAATTTCTACGCCAACTACGGAGTAAACCGCGTTGCTTCTCTAGTATCTTAGACTTCTTACACTTCTTACGAGTAAACTCTGCGTGGGAATTAGTCTTAGCTTTTACCTTAGCATTGATCGTATCTACCAGTACACCTAGTGATGCGACATCAAGTACTTCTAGTCCATCCCCAACCTTAGCTTTAACTTCTAAGTCAGAGTTGTGGTATAGGAAATTGTTATTGTATAGAGTTTGAACAACGTCACTAGAGAGAGATAACTCTTTCCAAGGGTAATGTTCGGATCTCTTCCAATCTCTTCCTCCACCATTAAATTCTTGTTTTATAAACACGGGTCTATCAAACTGAAAGGGTATCATATCGGGTTCTCCTTAATAAAAGAGGTGAGGACACTTAAGCCCTCACCAAATGTTATGTATAGTTTTACGCTATAATTGTGTTAAAGAATACACCTAAGTCAGCACCAGTGACTTTCATGTCGTAAGACATTTTAACTTGGATGTGTTCTGCAACCTGTTGACGCTTAAGAGCATCGTCTGAGTATGACTCAACTGTGATACCTAAGTTGTTTACACCGTCTAGAGTGTTCCAAGCAAATGTACCGCCAGCCATAGGTGTCATCAATCCAGCCGAAGGAGCAACGTGTGCTAACATAGCTGTTTTACCACCGATGAAAGAATTGCTTTCTGCAACACCTTCTGGTGAGTCGTTCTTGACTGCTTCCATTACATAGAAATTAGACACTTCGAAGATCTCAGCTAGTTTAGCGTCTGTGATCAATGCAGGGTTAGCTACAGTTGATCCACCGTTTAAACGTGCTAGGATGTCTGGGTGGTTAATTAAGATGTCACGAACTTCTTTGCCTACAACCATTGTGTTTGGCTTGTATCCACCAGACTTAAGTTGCATTGTTCTACGTGCTTTAGTAACGTCTTGGATTGGCGTAGCGTTTGTATAGTCACTCCACTGACGGAACTGTGTTGCGTTTGGCACACCAGCTACTCCATCATACTCTGTTCCCCAAACATTAGTTGAGAAGAATGTTGAAGCGAATTGCTCTTCACGGTGGATCATCAAACGTGTCGCAAGTGTTTGCGCTCCAGCAGAACGAATTTCCAAAGCGGCATCTTCGTTAGCTAGTGTTTGTTGATCGAAGTCCATACCTAGACCAAATACGTCTGCAAAGTATGAGCTTGTTGATAGTGACATACCGATACGGTTCACTTCTGTACGTGGAGCTAATTTCTTAACATCCCCTGTACGATTCATGTTGTCACGATCATAGATGTAATACTTGTCTGACTGCTTCTGTACACCGACGATTGGGAACACTTTGTCCGCAATGAAGTTTGTATCTGCTTGTGCGTAAGCGATAGTCAAGTTAGTAAGTGGTTGATCCAGATGTACACTGGATGGTGTTAATAATGGCATAATATATATTCCTTAAATTAAGCGTGAGCGTTAGCGGCTAGGATCAATTCGATTGCGATGATTTGACCGTCAACACCTGCTTCGTAAGCACGACCAACGATGATGTCACCAGAAGCCGCATTGACAGCTTTACCAGCGGCATCGATTGCCACGTCATCTGCTATAGTTACGGTTCCACCACATTTTACCATGACTTTACCTGAGTGAGTTATTGTGCAAGCATTTCCAGCTTCAGCACCTACAGCTATTACACCGATAGTACCTTCACCGTCTCCAGCTAAAACAGCTTTAGCGGCGGCATCCATTTTTGCAAATAAGAATTGAGAGGTGCTAAGATCAGCACCAGCGATTAGAGTGCGGTTGTCGCGTGATTGCGTTACAGCCATGATTATTCCCCTTTATAGGATTTAGTGATAAGAGCTTTACCTTCATCGGTCTTTGCGACAGCAGAGTATGCTACAGCGTATTCGCTCTTCTTCATTGTGTTAGTGTCCATATAAGACTTTACAAGTGCATCAAGTTTATCTGAAGCGGTAGTAAACTCACCGTCAACATCTGCCTTGCCTACTTCTTCCATAGATGAACCAAATGCTTTATCAGCGGCTTTTAGTACACCCATAACTTCTTCATTAGTCTCAAATGATTTGACTAATTCTTTTGCTGTAGCTACGTCAAAGTTAGGAAGGTTTTCTTCCGCTTTAGTTGTTAGCTCTAAGTCAGCTTTAGCAAACTCAGCTTCTTCTAACGCCTTTAAGATAGGTGCTGGAATGTCAGCTTTGTTTATTTTGTCGCCTTCGTACTCAAGGAACTCTTCTGGAGCTTTCTTTTCGATAGCGTCTGATTTGATTATGTAGCCGTTCTCAATTAGAGATTTACGTAAACGCTCATTCTCTGCTTTAAGAGTTTCGACTTCAGCATTAGCTTTGTCTACTTCAGCTTCTTCTGCTTTCTTCATGTCTGCGTTATAAGCCTTCATAGCTTCTTCTTCAGACATACCTTTGTCCATGTAAGGTTTCAGTTTACCTAACATCTCATCGGACATTTTTACTGTTGTTTCTAATTCTTCGTTCATAGTTTCCCCGTCGAAGTTGTCGCGCTTAAATAACGATACCATTGCCTCAGCATTGGCTGGACGATCTACCAAAGACAATTCGTCTAATTCAAGCATGGTTAAAAGGTTAGCCATTATAGTCTTCCTTTGTTGCTCTGCCACCAATGCTAAAGGCGGCTAGTTCACCAGATTTTACCTTAGCCCAGACATCATCGTTATATACTTTAAACGCTACTATCCAACCTTCTCGGTCACTCTGGATGCCAAGAGAATCACCAATTTCTTTAGTGATAGGCATAGAATGGATAACGGCCCCAATCTGCTCACCCTTGTGCATTTCTTTACCTACACGTACATGCTCCATAAACTTGTTTACGGCACTTACTAACGTGTCAGGTTTAATTACATCGCCTTGTCTATCGACTACTGGTTCACCTTTTTCGGTTACTACAGAAGCCCAGCCATAGACCATGCGTTGTTCTTCATCGGTCTTTAATATTTGACCTGTAATATCTTTAGTCATACTTCCCACTGTGCTACCACTCCACATTCTACAAGACCAATATCTTGCTGAGGTTTTATCTTTAGCCGTACTACATGAGTGTCGGCTCCTAAAGTTAGCTCTAGCTTTCGGATCATCTCGACGAATTTCCATGTTAGGGTCGCCGAATGTAACTTTTACAGTCTTGTCACCAGACTTAACGTATACACCAAACTTCTTACTAGAACCTTTTGGTAGTCTAAAAGGCTTGTTTAGTGGCTTATCTGCTTTGTCTACAACCTCAGCGTATTTGTTTAAGCTAGTCATCTTGTGACCAACAAACTGATTACGTGGTTTACCTTCATCATCAATTAGCTCTATACGTGCCGCTGGTTCCTCTTTAGTACCTGTTATCTTTACAGGTATGTTAGGTACCGCACCGTCACGGTGTATGCTTCTTATGATACCTCTTGCTGTACCACCTGACGAAGACCAACTTACTCTATCTCCTACCTTAGCCATTAGTCTAAGTCCTCCTTAATAATAATAGTAAAGTAACCATTGTTAGGGAAAGTCTCTATTGTACTGTCAGAATAAGTAACTTCTACTTCACCGTAGTAAGTGCCAGCAGTATTAGTATCAGCCGCTAACCAAGAGTATTGTACTATACCACCTGTTGCATTTGTAATTGTCATAGGGGCATCTACCTTAAGAGTAGTTGCTCCAAACGCTTTCATATGAAACCTTACAGTAGAACCTGCAATGTTTACTGGGACACTGTTTGCATCTTCAAGAGTTACTGCCAACTTAGGGCTAGTATCATTTGTTTTAATTCTAAAAGCCATCAGACTATCTTCACCTTCTTGTTTAGCCAAACTTAACTGAGTTGCTGTTTTCTATCTTTACTTTATTACCTATACGCCTATCACCTATATTAACCACTCTACCTGAAGACCCATTGTAATAAGGTTTACCTAACACTGGTATTCCTGTAGTAATATCTTCCGACAATAAGCCTTGTTGGCTAACTATCGGTAAGTTAGGTACTTCTGGTATTCCTGTAGTAACCTGAGTAGGAAATAATATAACATTATAAGCTAGAGTAGAATCATCTAACACTGGAATCCCAGCTAGTAACTCCCCAGTGGAAAGTGATTCATCTACTAGAATTGTTACACTAGGTAATTCTACAGGACCTGTATTAAGATCTCCAGCGGAAAGTAAGTCCTCTCCCTGTAGTGTTATGTTAGGTACAGTAGGGGGAGCAGTGTTTAAGTTTGCAGTAGATATTATGTGGTCTTGCTGTAAGCTAGAGCTACTAACTACTGG